ATATAATGCATTTGGAATAGTTTTCTCTCTTGAAAATAAATGTGTTTTAGCTAAAGAATTTAAAGCATAAACAAAAACTTCTTTATTACAATATTTTGAAAAATATCTAGCCATTTGTTGACCATATTGTCTAATTGTAAAGTAGATAAATAAAGATTCGTAACCTATCGCATCATTATTTTTTAAAAAGTAAGACAATAAAGAAAGATAAAAAGTTGTAGGATTATCTTTTAATAAATTTGCAAATTTCTCTTCTTTTCTTCCTGCCCATAACTTTTTTCTAAACTCCCCAACTTGACTATCAGTAAGCCCTGTATAATACAAAAAATCATAATAATCTTTTTTAGTAGTAGGAACAAAACATGGTTCGGATAAACTTCCCAAATTAGAAGAAACAACTCTTGTTAAAAAACGTCTTAACTCTATAATATTTATTTTATCTTTTTGAAATAAATCCATTATATCACCCTTACTGTAATACTATCTTTAGTAAAGAATACATACTCAGGACCATATTCTAATAATTGTTTTTCAGTTAAATTTATAAGTTCAAAGTTAAAGAAAATACTAGTTTCAGGTTTCTTTAATCTACAATGACTAACCCCATCAATTTGTTGAACTATATTTATAATTTCAGATCTAAATATGGTTGCATTACTACCAAAACGATCCTTAAATGTTTCATAAACAGTTTCTCGAACGGAAGTTATCAAGGAACTAACAGTACCACTATAAGAAAGAGATCTAAAAACTTCAATTTCTATTTCCAGAGGAATATTATATAGAGGTAATTCAATCCAACCATTGTCAGAAAAGATGTATTTTTTATCTTGGTTAATAACATAAACAATAGAGTCAGCAACAGGTTCATCAAATAAATAAACAACTGGGTATGACGAAGAATCAATACATTGAATTATAGTTCCTGTCATTGGGTCATTAGCACAATCCGCTCCAATTAGAATAAATCTATCGCCAAGATTTGCAGTGGGTGGTGGAGTTTGAACAATATCGAGAACATCAGAAATTGTTGTTTCATTTAATAACATATTCTGCATAATACCAGTTGTATTTGTAAATTTAATATTAGTAAAGTCAGTTAACATTTTATATTCGGATAAATCCATTGTAGAAATAATATTTTGTAAAATTTGTAGTTCAAAAACTTCTTTATCTATAGAATCATAATAAGTTTTTTCTATAACTGGTACATCATAAACTATTATGTTAGTTCCATCAACTGCAGCATTGGATCTCATAAAATTAAATAAAGGTTTCATAAATGTAACTTGACCAGAATAAGTAGCAATTAAATTTGAAGATGGATCCGAAATTGTAAAGTCATAAAATTGTGACTCACTTGGTAATGAAATATAAGGATCAAATTCAATAACAAATTCACTAGATGTTGAATCGTTTACCATTAGAAAACTTGCTCCGCTACTTCTTATTTTAAGAGTACAAGAACAAAGCGAAGCATCTGGTTCATCAGAACTATAATGTAATTTAAAAATTCCTTTGTTTCCATCTTTATAAACATGAAGTTGATCAGCAATTATATTATAATTTGATGTTGGATAACTAGTTTCTAGTGCTGGTAATATTTTTACAGAATAAATTGTATAAGTATAATTACCAACTTCATTTATAATGTCGATGTTAATATCGAAAATAGTATAATATTCTTTATCTCCAATTGTAACAATTGTATCTCTTGGGATTAAATCTTGACTCGTAGGAACTGTTATTTTAGCATTTCTAGTTGGAACTATATTATTTATTTGATCTGGGTCAACTCCAAAAATTATAGCTGTAAACAATTCAATTTCATTTACTTGAAGATCAGAACGTTTTAATACTGGTAATGAATTTTGTGCAATAGGGGAATTTTTGACAATAATATTTATATTTTTATAGTCATTCTCTGTTACTAAACGATTTAAAGATGTTATTGACATAATAGAATTTTTTCTTACTGATTCAAGAGATTCTTCATTAACTCCTCCAAAAGCTGGACTTGCATTTATTACTGTATAGTTTACAAGTTGTGTTGCTCCTGAATTGGTTGTTATATAAATTTTATCCCCATCTTTTATTGAACCGGCGATAACATTGCCCTTATCTCCTTCTGTAATTTGGGCATTTACTAACACACTTGAACCAGGAACAGGCTGATAGCCGAATAATCCATTTCCAAAACTTAATCTTCTTCCATTATCAGTTCTTCTAGAAACATAACCTCTATCAGTTGGAGACATTAAAAATAAACTTTGAAATTCTTCCCATAATGTATAACTTGCACTACCTGGTTCCCTTACTTTAACTTGGATGCTAGCAACTTCGCCAATTAATGGAACATTTAGATTAACAAATTGATATTGCTGTATATCACTATCAATTTGAAATTCTTGCTCTACATTTTTTATTTGAGTAACAGGTAAAGTAAAAGAAAATGAGTCAACAGTTTTATTTACAAAAAGAGTATATTTTTTAGAACCATCTACAACTGTAACAACTACTGTTGCATTATTAGTTACAGTTACAGTTGTTTTATATGTTGTAATAAATTCTACTTCATTACTAGCCCTAAATTTAAATCCAGAAGGTAAAACAAATTGCACATGCGGTTCTTCAAAACCGAATGGGATAGTAATTAGAACGACTGCTGTTGCGGGGGTTGCTTCTCTTGTATTATAACCCAAAAAAGCTGAAAGATTTAAAATTGAGTCAGGCAGTTGAGCTTTAGTTAGAAAAAATTCTCTATAAGTTGACATTTGGTAAAATAGTAGGTTACTAGTTAATGTTGATAATATGTCAATCATGAAACTCAAAAATGAAGATTTAGTCAAATCAACATTCTCTAATTCGAGATAGTTCTTTACTTGATCGGCTATTTGTGATCTGATACTATCTCTAGATGCATAAATTTGACTAGATAAAGTTGTTTCCGCCATTATAAATCTCCCTTAACAAGGAATAACATTTCTTAATGGAAAATAAAATCCCGTTTTCTTATCAAACATATTTTTTAAACATTCTCTTAGTGTTTCATGCTTGACCAATAACTTTGAAATAAATTTAGCGTCATCTAATGTATGAATCAACTTATCGTACTCAACGAATGAATAAATTTTCTCAACAGATTCTTCAATTAAATCAGTTGTATAGCTTTGAAATACTTGTGTTCTTAGTCTCCAGAATCTTCGTTCTGTAGGTGGATGTATTTCAACTCCTGTCACTTGATATATTGGATAGTTATCATTTGTTGGATTTAAAAATGAACTTTCAAATTTAATTATATCCCCAGGATAAGGTTTTAAATTATAACTACTTGGTATAACTAAAGTTGTTTCAGATGTTTTTGTATAACCGATATCTTGGGCGTCAAACGAAACGGACATGTCCTCAGTAAAAAATACAGGAAGAAGTAAAATTTTATTTCTTTTTATCCCTGATAATTGCCCTACAGGATCATAAGCACCGCCCATCAAATTTTCATTATCCCAAATAGTAGTTGTAATGTTTAAATTATAATAAGTAGCAAGAAAAGCCACAACATGCTTACTATAATAATTATATAGTAAATCCTGGTACTCACGGATATAATCATATATCCTACTATATAATTGTATTCTATGAGAATTCATTAGTTATTTTTTTCCTCATCTTGGTTTTCTTCTTTAGCTTTTAATCCTTTATATGCTATCCTCAATTCTGAGTCAAATTTTATCTTTGCTTCTACTTCTCTTTGCTTCCAATCTTCTAATAATTTTAATACTTTCTTTTTACATTTTTCTACATTTTCTTTTAGATTATCACACTTTTTAAATTGTTTTTCGAGCTCAACGACAACCATTTTAGTTGATAACCAGTCACATTGTGCATAACAGACATTTTTGGGGTATTTATCTTGATTTAAACATTTAGTTAAGCAAGAAAAATTAACTTTTTTTAATAAGTAATTCATTATAACCATTGCCATTGGAATTGGCACTGGAACCATACCAATGGTCAGAATAGTATTAAGCCATTTTTCTTTTACTGGATCTCGTTTGGGAGGTTCAACCATCGCTTCGTTTTTTTTCATTTTGGATAATTCTGAAAATTCATTGAAAAGGCGTAAATGATTTCTGAATGATAATTTTTTTCTTAAATCATTACTTTCAATAATAAATTTTTTTACTGTTTGGATATCTAAATCTAATGTTCTAATTAGACTTTCTGCTCTTCTTGTTATTCCTTTAAATTCTGGTTTTTCTTTATCTCCTTGTAATTGTTCCTGACGAAGTTTTATTTGTAATTGTTGAACTCTTTTTGCCCACTTCATATACTCATTTCTTAATTTTCTTTCACACTTATCAGGATTTCTAAAATCATCACATTTAGAAATATCAGACCTAAGATCATCCGCAATCTTTCTAGCAACATTTAATTGGCATTGATATTTACATATTTTTCTCTTCTTTGAAAATGGAATATTTGTATAACACTTCTTTTCGCATGAATCCGTTAATTTTCGATAAATATATAATGCAAACATTGAGATTGGAGGAGCTAACCCAAAAAACGCACTACCCGCAATCGCAGCAAAAGAATACTTTAAAAATTTTTTAAACTTACTTTCAAATGCTGTAATATCTTCAGTAATAGTCAGTCTAATAACATCTTCATAAGAAAGATTTTTTATATATTCACATAATTTAACATGCTCTAAAAATGTAGTTTGTTCTTTTATTATCTTACTATCCAGAACAATATCCAAGAGATATTCTCTCCCGCATTCTTTTAGCAAATTTCTTTCATCATTATTTAACATTTTTTTACTCCTGAACAGTTTCAAAGAATTTAAAATATGTATTTTGATCTACGATAATTTCAAGCTGCGTTAAACTTCCTTTATATGAGACATTTATATTAACTTGAAATCCCTTTCTGTTGGGAAGAAAATTTATTGTTACGTTCTTTATAGCTGCTCTATTATCATATTTTTCTATAGTATCAATAACTTCCTCTCTTATTTTTTCCTTAGTTGTTTCATCAGCTGGTTCAAAAACTAATTTATATAAATCACTACCATATTCAGGATCAAAGATATAACTTCTTTTTGGTGTTACTAAAATATTATTCCATGAATTTAGAATAGTCTGAATTCCTTCAACTCTTTTAAAATCTCCTGTAACTCCTATGACGGAGATGTAATCTGAAATTTCAGTTCTTGACCCAGCCACAGTTTGATTAAATCGTTTAAGAAAATCAGCCAATTTTTATCTCCTAAAATCTTTTACTTTAAACTTTTGACTCATTTTAGCATTTTCTTCTTCGATCTTTTTCTGTCTTTCTTCCTCTAGTTTAGTTTTCCATTTTAAATAATCATAAAATCTTTTAACCGGCATCATAACCACTTCGGTATAAGATTGGTGGCTCATTTCCATACAAGCAAAAATATTCTCAGCCATATCGTCTCTTAATTTAGAGATTTCTTCATGCTGAGTATAATGATCGAAAAAAGTTTTCCACTAATTCAATCGAATAAATATCCTCTTTACCACAGGTGGGGCAATTACTTTTCATCTTTAGATCAATTCCATATTTACCAAACTTTTCTTCATAAGCTTGATATATTAATCTTTTATCTCTAGCAGGCAATGACATATAGGCATCTATAATATCGCCTCTATCACTATATATAATAGGAACACCTGTTGCTTCAGGAGTTTGCTCAAATTTATCAATAATCAGTGTTTCAGTGATTAGATCTATAGTTACCCCAGGTACTGAACCTAGTGTTCTTATTCCATTTAATTCATCAAATAAAGTGGGTTGCTTAATATATGCAAAAACTCCTTTGCTTTTTTGTAGTTCTATCTTATGTCTTTCTTTAATAATATCATTGCCAGGATATGGTGTATAATTAAAAGTACTAGATGCTTGAACTGTAACTGGATACGTATTTGAACAACTACTACATTTTACTTGATAATTTCTAATTTCTTCATAAGTAACATGATATAAACCATAAAGCAAAGCGTCACGATCTTTCAAAGTAACATTTTTTAAAAATGAATCTATGTCTGTAATTCCTTCTGGCTTACTTACTATAGAATCAAAAATACAAGAATTTAAATGCTCTGCAATTTTTAATGGAGTTACCAAACTTCCCTTTAATCTTTCTTCTTCTTGTACATTTAATGATCTTAGAGTAAATGATTTTTTAGTCTGCGGTGTTATTACTTCATACTCTGGATACTTAATATTAAAACCTGTGAAAACCATTTTAAATCTCCTTTCGTTCACTTTTATTATTTACATTAATCTAGTTTTAGAAATTTCTTTCTCAATCTTTTCTAATACTCTGGAAAATGACTCTCTACATTTACTTGGGTTAATAGTTTGATTACACTTAGATATATGCTTTCTAATTTCATTTCGTTTAGCAGCCAAACCATTTAGTTTATATTGTTTAATACAATTGTTTCTATCCTGCTCCTCTCTGCAAGCTTGAGTCGAAGCAGAAAAAATTTTGTAATATGCTTTATTTCCAGAAGCCAAAGCTGCAGCAATAATTACTGATGTAACCATTAGATCAGCTTCCCTAATAATAATCATATCTAGTAAATTCTTTCTGTTTGCCACATGCTCAATATATGCAATTAACGCAAGCTTCTCATCCTTTCTTAGACCACTTTCATAAACACAAAAAGCAGCTATGGTCCTAAGATTATTTGTAGATAATTTATTAACTTCCTGAAGATTGCCTTTGACCATAAGCTTTCACGGTATTCTTGATACCAGCAAATGTATTAGCTAATGACTGACATTTTGTTTTAACCCAATTTTCTCTCCAAGCATAATCGACATTAAATTCAATTTCAATATCAAGTCTGCCAATATTTTCAACATCGCTATTGTATAAATCTTGCGGATCTTTTGTTGGAAATACACCATCATAGCAGGCGAAGAATTCTACTGTTTTTGCGTCTGGAGCAGTAGTCCAATAATATAGTAATCCTGCATAAGTTTTCTTTGTATAACCGCTTCCATCATCCAAATCTTCCATATCTGTTGCACCAGTTCTATAATCTCTGATCATTTTAATCCAACCGTGAAAAATATCAAGAATTGGAGTTTTGTTGAATTCTAGAAATTTAATTGATACCGCATTACCGTAATCAACATTTCCTGGTACTGCCCATTTAATTCCACCTAATCCAGTAAACTCAATCTTATTTAGAGTTCCTCCTGGTACTGTATTTACGGCTAAAGCTGATGCAGCCAAAATATTCTTAATTTCAGCTTCGCTTGAAATTCCACTATTACCAGTTTCTTGAACATACTTCACAAGATTTGCTGGAAGTTTATCAAACCAAATAAAATTATAACCAGTTACATAAGGGTCTGCAACTCCAATTGTAGTACCGCCGAATTTTCTAGTTAGAATATTTTCTCCTAAATTAGCAAAAGAATATTTCATAGCCATGAATTATTTCCTCCTGAAAATCTATTACACTTTATATTTTATACGACTTTTAATCACATCAAAAACTGTAGTCCAATCTCCGTCTTTAATACTTATTGCTTTATCATCAATATTAGAGTATTTATGAATTGTTCTATCTAAATCAATCATTGCCATTTTAGGCATTTTTTTAACTTGGAGGTTTTCTGGATAAACAGAATATATCATTCTCTTTTTTCTAGAAGGACCAGAGAATGAATCCATCAGGAAAATAGACTCAGATTTTTGATTTCTATTTTTCATAACCTGTAATGTTTTATATTTTGTTCTAGTTATTAGAAGCAACTAGATACTATTTGATATTAGATTCTATATATATTAATACTTGAATGAGTATCTTATTATTTTTTTAAGGAGGCTAAATGCACAAAATAAAGGTGTTTAAGAACAAGGATTACAAAATTATTTTCAATATGGAAACTGGTTTAGAAATATTAACTGGAATAAACGGAAAGGAAGACCCATTCATTCTTGAGCTTCCATCTCTATTAGACATTGGCATAATGGGAACTTGTGAAAGAAAATGCCCTTTTTGTTATCAAGGACATGAGAATAAACCAAATATGAAATTAGAAGATTTTAAAATGATTATAGATCAGTGCAATCATCATGTAAACCAAGTTGCACTAGGCGGGCGCGGCGACCCAAATAAGCATGAAAATTTTAAAGAAATAATTGAATATTGTAGAAAGAAAAATGTAGTGCCAAATTATACTACAAGTGGTTTTAATCTAACAGATGAAGAAGTTGAAATCTCAAAGTTATGTGGGTCTGTAGCAGTTAGTGACTATGAACAAAGTTACACATTTAGTGCTATAAAGAAACTAACTAATGCAGGGATTAAAACTAATATTCATAAGATTTTTTCCAAAGCAACATATCAAGATTGTATTAAAATCCTTTATGGTTATAATCCTTGGGGAACAGATATAGAAGGTAAAATAGTATATAATATTGATCTAAAAACAATAAACGCGATTATTTTTCTTTTATACAAACCACAAGGCGCCGGTAAGAACTTAGATTTAAAACCACATAAGCATCAGTTAGAATTTTTTTCACAGTTAGTAATCAATCCAAAAACAGTATGTAAAGTTGGGATGGATAGCTGCTTAGTAAATCATGTTTTAAAATATGTTGAAATGCCTGCAGAACAGAGAATGTGTGTGGATACTTGTGAAGCGGCGAGAATGTCAGCTTATATCTCACCAGATTTAAAATTTATGCCTTGTAGTTTTGCCGACCATTCATTATCAGTTAAAATAAACGGAAATAATTTAAAGGAGCTTTGGAATAATGGGCATCCTTTCAAAACTTTTAGAGCTATTTTAACCAAAACGCCTTGCTCATGCCCAATCGAACTATAATAACCTTAAAAAAATTAATGGAGGTATAGATGTTGTTAAAAATTATATTTTTGATTTTGCTTGGATTATTCTTGTCATCAATAATAAAAGTATTGGCTTCAAACGAATCATTTGCTTGGTGGTTTAACATATCTATAATTTTTCTATACTATATAATTGTTATTAGACCAGAAGTAAATAAATCTATGAAAGGAGGAAAGAAAAGTTAAATGGTAACGAAAAATAAAGGGTGATGTCTTTCGACGCCACCCTTTATTTTTTTTCTAAAAATTATTGGATGAAGAAATTCAACTCAATTTGTTCAACAACTCTGGTTGGTTGTAATGTAACATTTACATGAAATTTTTTGGTTTTCTTTTCATATTCAGTTGCGCCAACATCAACTGAATAATTATAAAGACCACGTTTCTTTCTAATAACTTCCAAAAATTCTACAAGCTGTGTTGCAACTTGACCCCATGTAATTTCATCATTTTGTTCAAAAATGAAGAAACGACAGAAGTCTTCAAATGCTCTCTTAATATACAGAACTAATCTAACGATATTTAAATCTTGTAAAGCACTTGCTTTAGCTTGAGTTGTTAGTTGACCCCAAACTACATAACCAGGATTAAACTTAACAATTGGATTCAATTGTTTTAAATAAAGCTGATCTCTTTCGCCTAGTTTTGGATTAAATCTTAAATCCTTAATGTTATCAATTGTTGCTCTATTAAATCCTGCTGCTGCAAACCATAGTTCAGCAACATTATCATTTCTTGGTAAAATATAGGACATGTGGAATACAGGAGAAACCCACATATCGACTCCAGTAAATGGATCATAAACTTTACTAAATGGCTCATAAAGAGCTGCAAAATATGTGTTATATGTATGTACATTTCTTCTTGCATTTAATGATAGATTTACATTAGCATTATCGCCATTATCTAGAATACAAACACAATCGCGTCTAGTTCTAGCTAATGTAACAATTGCAGACTTAACATCATCTGGATAACCGCAGTCAAATACCATTGACATATAATAATTTTCAGTATCTAAAACTTTATCATCAATAATTCCGCTGTATGCTTTAACTAATAGTTGAGTTGCCTCATTAGCATTTAAAGTACCATCTGGCTGAATTAAATCTCCATCAGTACCTTTTCTAAAAGGAACTGGTTCTGAACTAATAAATGCATCTGCAATATTACCATATGATTTTTTAATTCTGTATTCAATAGAACTTGTTGGATCAAACTCTGTAACATTTCCATTCCATTTTTGTGTTGCTCCTGAGATAATTCTGCTATCATAAACATTAATTGATTCATCATATGAACCAGTTGCAGCACCCAACCATCCCCAAATTTCATTTCCTCTTGCATCTTTTGCAATAACTACATAATTATATTCGCTTCCTGAAATTGTTTGCCAGTCACTAAAATCCTGTTTATTATCGGTTAATGATGCAGAACCGTTTGTTAAATCTACTGAAGTAGACCCAATTTCTTTATCATACACTCTAACATTAATATCATAACCATCTGAATATCTATTTGTATCCGGGTCTATAACCATTTCTGCCCTTAGCACACTTGAATAGAATGCTAGAACATCTTGAATCCACAGAGAATCTCCATTAATATCTCTTGCTAATGGATTAAAAGAAACCTCAAAAGATTCAATAATAACATCTTCAGAATCTGATTGTTTCTCATAAATATCTAATGTGTAGACATCCCAAAGAGTTGGATTAGCTGCTTCTGTCAATCTAACTGAAAGTTTATTATACCACTGACCTCTACCAATTGGATAAAGAATACAAATTGGATATCTATCTCCAGTTTTTATCAGATTTGTAGAAATTTCCTCTTTAGAATTTATATTGTTCAAATATGAAATTTGAAATCCTGCTGTTGTATCTAATGAACCAAACAAACAATCAATGCTTATATTCGCATATGAAGCATTATCTGATAGAACTCTCATAAAATAAAGAGCTCCTGATTCGCCCAAATAATTATATGCGCAATATGGGCCTTGACCGTAATTTTTACCATAAACTGTAATATTTGGTTCGCCAAACTCAGAAATAAAATCCGATCTCCCTCCGATGAACTTTAGTACGTTATCCTCTCCCTTTTCAGTTAGAGCAGCAATAAATCCAATAGTTGAGGGAACAGCTTGTGCGAATGTTGATAGATCTATAATCTTAGTATACACACCTGGAGAAACATTAGCCATTTTATTTTTTTCCTCCGAAAAAATTATTTTTCTCTATTAATTTTTAACTCTATTTATAATTCTTCTTTTTTTTCTAGGTCTAATGTTTAAAATCCTTAAAAATATAGAAACCATGCAAAAATCAATCTTCTATCTGATGTTTTTACAATTGATGGGAACGTTACTCTAGCAAAAATATGAAATGGACCCCCATACCCTCCTACATTACTTTCTGAAGTATATAATGCAGCTTCGCTTAACTGCTTTCCATTTGCATCTCCTGATGCAATTGCGATAGAAACTTTAACTATTAAATATTTATCATTATTTAAATTATCTACGTTAAATTCAATACTTTCTAATGGCTTTTTATAAAATCCTTCTTCAGGGTAACCAGGCTCAACAATATGGTAATCGGCACATGAAGCATCTGTAGGATTTATCATAACTCTTGAAGCCAAATCAGTATTAGTAATAGTTGGTGGTGCTGGATTAAATGGGTCTCCTGGAATAACCCCTCCATCCCCAAGACCAAACCAAGAAATAAACTCACTCTGACTAGGAGATATAAATGGATTTGCCAAATTAAAAGCTCTAGATGCCAACCATTCCCTTCCCATGTATAAAACTAAATTATTTTTACCAACTAATTGTTTTGTACCATTATCTAAAACGTCATAAATTTCTACATATCCTTTTGGAGATCTTTCTTTCGCATTTTTTCTATTCATCGAATCACAAATACAATCTTCGCCGTATTTCTCTTGAATTATGATCTCTGTAGTTTTGATTTTATTTTGCATATTGATATCCTTCTATTATAAAAGATATTCTTGTGTAATTTTGTTCTAAATATACCAAGCAATTAGTATATATATTAATATATGAGAAACCAACTAATTTTTTTAAAAGGAGGCATTAAAAATGCACATCTTGAAAGTAATTAACAATGGCAGTCCGGTTTATCTTATGAGAGACAAGCCTTTTGACATTCTGAACTTGATGAAAGGATATTCAGTTGAGTTTCGGCAGGATGTTAAAATTGTTATGGGGTCATTCGATGTTCAGGGTGCTCTATTCATCACTTATCTAGAACAGTTTCAGGGATTCCAGCGAATTGATAATATGATCACTCCACTGATTATTAAAAACAGATAATATGGGGAGGGGAAAAAATGCTATTGTGGTTCCTAGATAAAAATGAAGGAAAATTAGTTAAATACAAAGAATTTGATTCACTGGAAGAGGCTGTTGAAATTGCAAACAGTCTCTCATATGATTTCTTTAAAATTACGTCGGAAGAGCACAATCGAGTTCTTAATGGATTCAGAATCTTAGGTGAATTGATTTGGAGGTTAGAAAGTAATCATCGTTCTTTAACACTAAAGAAATATTAGGAGCGTGTGTTAGTATTAATCACACGCTCCTAGTAGGGCATTTATGTTTTTTAACTCAATAAGTATGCACCACAGTTGTGGCAATACTTATTTCTGGACGATGATGATGTACCGCATGTCTTACAAACTAACTTTGTTTGTACTGTAATAGGTTTCTCAACAACAACTCCGGTGTCTCCTAAACCTTTTAATTGAATAACAATAACTTCAGCTGGCTCAAGTTCTCCAATGGAAGTATAACTGAATGCTTGATGAACTTCACTTCCTTTAACTGTAATTCCTTCATCTTTATTTGGTCGATATGATAAATTCTCACCATTAACATTATAACAAGCGTTAACTTCACCAATAGGAAAAGAACTATTTTGTACAGAAGCAACTATTTTCCCAGATACCACGTTAGACATTTCTCTAACATTTGTTGTACTACCGTATGTATAATATCCCCAACCAGGAGATACTTTGTGTTCATACCATAACCAAGGATAGGTAAAATAAGGATACTTGTAAATTTCATGAATAATTGTTTTTGTAATAACTTCATGTTTTGGTTTTTCAAATGCAAACTCAACTCTAACTAAACCATCATCTACTTTATCACCGCGATAATCTTGAATTTGTTTTGTTTTTTGAATGAATCTAAATGCATTTCGAACTACATTCCCTTGCATAAATCCCATTAGTTCTATCGACTCGTTTGGATCTAAAACTAATAGATGATGATCTAACGCATCTTGCTCATCAACACTTACTTTAATTACAGCTCTTTTTGTGTTTAGATTTTTTAGAAGGATGGTGTATTCACTTCCAAAAGGTAGATAAACTGCTCCATTTTGAACTCTTAGAATTTTTCCTGCACATTTTACTTCTGCTACGAATCGATCTTTGTACGTCATGGCCTTTCTCCTTAAAAGATCACAGACTAAGATCTTAAGTATTTTAGTTTAAAGTCTGTTGGTAGGTGCCCTACATTTATTTGTTCTAAATAATATAGAAAGATACTATATATATATATATTAATTTCTGAAAGAGGTATAACACCAATTTCAAAAAAAGGAGGAAAATTTTCCATGTTTAATTATAGAAAATCAACACCAGCATGCGATAAATGCGGGCAGGCTATGGAACTGGTTGAGAAAACCCCAGAAGGGTCTGAAACCTATGCGTGCGGATGGTGCGACCTGGGGGCAAAAGAGTACTTCGCCACAACTTATTACCGACAATTTGTCTGCTGGTACTGTGGTTTATTTCAAACAGTTGGAGAAGAAAGGAGGTCGGCAACCCCATGCATGGGGCATCACTGTATTAGTTGTGGCAAAGACTTGACAGAGTACTACAAACTCATCCATCGCATGCAAAAATTGAACGACGGAGGTATACTATGAGTGGTAGGTCATATGCAATAATAAACGATGAAGTCGTCGAGACCACTGGTCAGCCCGTGCCATTAGTAAAAGGCCTCGAATACATCAAGGGTAAGGCTGAACCTGGGGATCGCCAGAAGTACAACATGAAGGTCGACCCCAGCTTAGTTAGAGAGTTCATCAAGGGGAAGGAATCTGACCTTGGTCGCACTCCAATAATGGTTTATGATTATTCCGAGCCGCGTTGGGCCAGAAAGATTGATTTGTGGACCGCAAACGTGGCTTGCTTTCTACTGGGAGCCGCCTTAACAGGAAGCCTCTACTATTGGAGAGTTCTGAACTTTTTCGCCAAGTAAACGGACAAAAATGGGGGGAGATCTAAGGAAAACTCCCCCCATTTTTTTATCCAAAAATCGGTTTAACAATCTTTGATTTTTCTAATGAATGCTTATAGTTCCTCCAATCATCTTCTATCTGTTTTGGCCACATATAAAACTTTGCATTGAAGTTTCTTAATAGTCCATTTCTTGAAATATCAGCTTTAACAATATAACCTCCAACTTGTGGATATAACCCAAGTCTTCTTAAAAACCCTGTTTGTCCTTCAAATGTCCCACACTGCATACCAAAAATTGAACCAAACATTGCTTGCAATTGAATATGCAAATGCCCAGCCAAAACAAATCTTACGCTAGGTTTTTCTTTGAAATCTCTTGAAATATTTGCTAACTCAGTATATACTACTTGCTCAATTCCTTTTTGCAATCTATAAGAATATGAATACGGTGCACCTCCCGCTGGATGCCAGAGCTTTAAATCGACACCTGGCAGTATTGGTATATCAGCATCATCAAAACCCACATAGTGAAAATCAGGTCGCTGCGCCTCAATGGCCAAAAGACAATTGTGCCCACCTCCTCTTTTGATAAACGAGTAGTCATGATTTCCACCCAACACATACCACTCGAACCCTCGTGGTAAATTAAGTATTACAGATTCCTCTTGTTCTTCTGCTGATAATGCATATATATCAAATTCTTGGCCTGGATAAACTTTAAAACCAGCACAAAGATCTCCTGGAGTAAATATATACTTTACATTATTTTTTCTACAGATTTCTGCAAACTCATTTAAAGCTGTAATTTGGCAAGCTTTTGAACCGAAGTGAATATCTGAAGCAACTCCAAAGATAATCTCTTTATCTTCAAGCGGGGTATCAATTTTTTCTCCATTTGATGTTATATTTGTACTTAAAATTATATTCCTATCATCACAAATAATCTCATAACCTTTCTTTCTGAATTTTGTTATTAAATCAAATATTTCATTTGGGGAACAACTTAAACTCTCGCATATTTCATCTCCTGAAATACTTTTTCTCTTTTCAAGAATTTCAATAAATTTCTCTTCAATGCTTTCTCTTGTTTCTCCTGCATCTTCTAAATCTTTATCTGTTAAAAATTTTTTTACTTTTGATATATATTTATAAAATGTACTAATAGGATATGTATAGTTAAATCTTTCTTTTGCTTCTTCATATATCTCTTTTGTTTGCCTACCATTTAAAATTTGTTGTTTTACAAAATCTATTAAACCAGGATAAAGCGTCATTAAGTCCCTCCCAAAATTTTAATAGAAAATAATTGAATATACACATTATGCATTATATTATTTTTTTGTTCTTAAAAGTAAGGGTGGTTTCTTTCGTTAACAAAACTCTAGAAAGTCACTATATACAAAAGAAAAAAACTATTTGGTAGGTTTACAAGAGGATACGATAACCATTTTCTTGAAGCAAATAAAAATTATCTTCTAACAATAAATAATCAGTAATATCTTCAATTGTAATACTTATTAAATCAAAACCATGTGTACAATCGAATACTCCTTCTTCGTCAAAATGCCTGAATCCACTTGTTTGAATAAATAAAAATTCATCAAGTTTGTTTTCAGCTCCAACAACTTCCCAAGCTAAATAATAATTATTTGAATCAATTGGTGATGAAAATTTTATTTTAAAACTTGTAATTGTTTTTTCAATTACTTGGAAAGGATACATACTTGTTGTTGAGTCAGCTATATTTATTATTGTAGCAACAACTGCATTATTAGAATTCAGTGTAGGATTAGAAAATACAATTGTTATTTCATCTAAACCATTTGGTAAGTGCTCAACGCCGCTATTATCTGTTGTTGGAATAATCCAATTTAAAATATAATTATCTGTAGGAATTGGTGATGAAAATTTAACTGTAAAACTATTTATTGTTCTATCGGTAATTGCAAATAAAAATTGTTCGGATGTTGAATCTGTAGTCTCTAAACTAACAAGTATGGGCGACGTTGTATCTCTTGGACTTGAAAAATTTACAGTTGTATAAATATCTCCAGAATTTAGCGCTTTTAATCCAGAATTATTTGGATCCCTGCTTTTAACCCAATCAATTTTATATTCAGGATTTTCAGTCTCATTTGAAAAATCAATATAAAATCCTAATGCTGTTTTTCCCCTAATCGTATATGCAAGCATTGGAGAAGTAGGATAAGCAACATTACTTATACATGCAACTAACGAATAAAACTCATCTGGTTCTGCATCTTCATTTAAATTATAATATGCACTTGCTGCAAAAATTGGAATTGGTTCAACATTACTTTTATATACTCTGTAATCAGTCTCATTAACAACAAATCCAGTTGTATCAGAAACAGGACATCTTAATGCTTCATAAATATTATCTTGAAATTCAATAAATATATCTCTTGGTAAATCAGTAACTGCTCCAATATCATGCCATGATCCACAATCATAATTCTCTCTTGAATAAGTTTGGGTTTCTAGACATGAAGTTGTATCTGCAATGCATATTTCATCCTGACTAGTTTTATAACGAAATAAACTCCATGTTAAATAATAATTAGTAGAATCGGGAGGAGAATTTATTTTTACTTTAAAATCAGTAGTTGTTTTTTCTACAATGGTAAATAAATATTGTGACGAAGTTTCGTCAATTGTATTTACTATTGAAGCAGAAATTGCATAGTATGTATTTTTTTCCTCTGCAGGCAATGAGATAATTTGTTCTTCTTCTGTTAAATTTGTATGACCTATAACAGCAGAATCCGGAATAATCCAATTTAAAAAGTATGAAGGACTATCAGAAAGATCAGAAAATTTAACCTTAAATGACGAAGGAGTTTTATCTATAATCGTATATGCATATTTAGAAGGAATATGTTCTTCTAAATTCTGTAATGAAACAAGCAATGGATAGTTTGCATTTGGTTTAGGATTAAGAAATGATACCTCTACAAAATCATCTGCAAAAACTTGAGAAACTCCTGCTTTATCAACTTCAATAGGTCTAACTAAAAAATCTAACCAATATTTTTCATTTTGTGTAGGGCTACTAAATAAAACAGTGAACGAATTTGGTGTCTTGTCAGTTATAAGCAGACCAAAAGATGCGGCGTCAACATAAACATCGTATCTAGACGACATTGTTACTACAACAGAATAATCTCCTGCAATTTCATCAGGGAGATGAACTATTATACTAGAAGTATCAGGAGGTATTGGAGCACTAACTTTAATCAAATCTAAAAGATGTGAACTAAAGCATTCTATATTCCCATTACAACAAGGAGTACTATCACCAGTTAAAAAATCATGAACTTGTAAATCAACATCAAATGTAGATTCATCGTTGACTATAATTGAATTAAATAATCTACTTGTAAGTTGTAAGTACTCTAAAGGAACTATACGAGTTCTATATGGTTTAAAAAATTCAATAACCTTTCTTAGGTTATTAAACATTGAGTCTATACCAAACAGAATATAACTAATATTAGTAAAACCAAAACTCATATATGATCTAATCCATTCACCAAGATCATTTAAGAGACTTCCCAAAACTTCTTCTAAACTTACAGCTAGTGTATCAAGATTATTTTTCACAGTTGGATTCAAGGTAGCTAAAACATTGCCAGCATCTAAGTGATTTTGTAAAAAATTATTGGCTATAGGCCTTGTAAATACATCTAAATATTTTGAATAAAGTGATTTCCATTCAGTATGTGTATCAACTCTAATATTGGCAATTGAATCAAATTCATCTAATATACTTTGTACAGTAACATTAGTACCATCATAACATACAAATCTTTGGGCAGGAGCTCCAACATTCCATATTTTATTAAATGTATAAACGCAAGCAAGATAATTTGTTAAAAATGAACAAACATCACCAGTTATTGATATTTGTGCATCTTGCGGTAATGTTGGATCTATATCTTCTGGTTTAGATCCTGCAATAACCCATTCACTATATTGATCCTGAACCTTTCTTGATATTATTCCTGTTTCAGCGTCAATTGTTTTTTCATCATAAACAGGTTTGATCGCAAAATAGGGAGTTTGAGAAGGAAAGTTAATCTTGTTTATTGTGTGTAGATATTTAATTTGCTCTTTTGTTTGTAGCCAGTGTGGATCTTTATCTGTTATGAAATTAAAATCAAAATAAAGGATAGAATCATCAACACTTGTTCCTGCAATCTTATTAGTTTTAAATTTTAAATCATTTGGATTTCCATAAACTCTATCATCGTAAAGAAGAGATAGCTCATATACATCAAGTTTATTTAAACCGTAATACTTTAAAACATCCAATAATGACTGAGGTGTTCCTTTTCTCTTATATAAATTAACCAAATCTAAGAAGAAATTAACTTTAACTAAGGGAGATTCATTACCAGTTGGATATCTTAATGTTGTTGAGTAAGGGTAACCAAATCCTCTAAATAACTCATCAAGCTGATCATTTGGCATTTTATAAACATCTGAAATGCTAGCCTGATATGTAGTAAGTGTTCTGTGTGTAGCGTATATATCCCTAATGAAATTTCTTAAACCAAAATAGTCACGTGTAGAAAATGCAGACTGATCAATAACAGTAGAAAATAATCTTTCAGCTGTTGTCCTTTCACTTTTTGCTATTGATATTATAGCTTCAGTAATTTCATCTACATCATTGCCCTGAACAACTTCTAAAAGTTTCCAAAAGTCATTAATGGTGAACATTAAATCTCCTTATACTGGAGGGCATGGTTGAATCAAAGAAGGAGCCCTATTGACCATAAAATTAAAATAAGCATCTATAACATATGACTCAAATAAAGAACACAACATACTTTTTGGATGCATATCACAAACAGAAATTAAATCCAAATTATTATATAACTCATAATTACCATATATTTGCAATTGCAAATATAGATAAATTAATTTAGATAAACAAGTTCCCAATGAATCATAGCTCGCATATAAAACAGTAAATTCGCCAGTAGAATCTACTATAATACTTGTCGATGTTGAATCTATTATTATAATTGATGTTGAATCCATTCTATAAGATAACAAAGCATCTAACATAATTAAATCGTCGTTAGTAAGTTCAAAAATATTTTCTCCTGATGAATCTATATTTACATATTGCCACATACCTGGATAAATTTGTAATCTTCTTGATGCCTCTGGAGGTACACAAAAATAATCACTAACCAATGAATATTTATATTCATAAAAATCTAAAGAATATTCATCATTAAATAAAACATTAATAAATGATTGTTCTGGAAATTTAATTGGTCTAATATCAGTTGGAGGGGGGATTCTACCTTTATTAACTACAGATTTCAAAACAAACTTTCTATACCAATGTTGTAATTCAGGTACTAGGGTATAACCTGTAAAAGATATTGCCATCAATCCCTCACATCTGTTTGAATCAAATCATTTGTACTCATCATATCAAGAATGTGTAAAAAGAATGTTTCTGGATTATAATCTTTAAATGTAAATTTTTTATTTTTAGGAACATCTGTACTCCATCTACCGGAATGAAATCTAACAGCTTCTTCCAAAATATAAAATTGTTCCTCAGATAAAATTTTTAAAAATGTATCTTTATTTTCTGCTATAATAAAATCAGCGGCTGCCTTATCATGACCAACATCAGTATATTTTCTTTGCCCATTTTTCCCGTATTTCAACGAGTCATGCAATACAGCGGCTAATAATAATTTATCCGAATCTGAAGTTTTTGGTTCAATATCAAATATTTTAAATAATTTAACTGTTGCATATAATAAATGATAAATATGTTCTGCTTGACTAGGTATTTCTCCATTTAATTTCTTATGATATTTTCCGGTTGATGAAGTAGATTTTTCCCATGAATCTGGAATTCGTTTATCAATAGCTTCCCAAAGTTTAAAGCAACGTTCCGTCATGTTATCCTTTAATAGATTGATAACTCGCTCCTTATAATTCATTTTTTAAAGCCTTTCTTATTCTCTAGTATTTATTCCTTTTTTCATAATAAATTTGCTCATAGTTCTATCTCCAAACCACCATGTAACACAAGAAACAGTCAAATATAGAATTACCTCTATAACACTTCTATATATTGCAGTTGCTTCACCTGAGGTCATTCCTTGACCATATTTTTGAACAATATTCCAAGCTAAGTATGTAATATAAGTAGACATACCAACTAGATAAGCGGTCATCAAAGGTCTCATCAATCCTCTCAACCAATCAACCAAACCAAATAAAAATGCAACTATACACGCAACGGGTCCAGCAATCCAACTTAACCACCCAGTTGTTGCTAATAGTTTATCAACCCAGTTTTCACCAAATAGAACCTCATTACCACTTCTCTGTGAAGCCATATATGATTGAGCATCTGCTAATTCAACTGCCCCCTCAATTTGAGCTTTAGTTACTTGTATTTGAGCTTCCGCTTCTGCCTTCATAGCCGCAGTTTGGGCTTGTATCATGGCTAACTCATGCTCATTTTTTGCTTTCATTGTTTTATAATTCATGATACTGGTAACAACACTTCCGACCAAACCAGTTAAACCACCTAGAATAGTTTCAATTAACATTTCTTAATCCTCCTAAAACTTCTCAAATATTTTTAATACAAATGGCTCATTATTCATTTCTCGCATAAACTTTGTTAATGCTAATCGAGAATTTAATACAGCTAATTGACCCATTAAAGTTCCTCTTTCAAATCCTAATAAAATACATCCGTTTGTATGAGTCTTAAGTCCCTTATTTATATCTCCAGCCCAGTTTCCCGAATGTATTAAAATAAAAGTTCTGTCTATAACTTTTTGAAGCCAATATACTAATCCAAATCTAGGAGAAACTCTAACTATGCACTCATATTCCCCTTTCGGGATACACGATATATTTTTTTGATTGTCTCTCCAAGGAAGTTCCAAAGTATGTAAAAATGTATCGTTATAATGTAACACTCCTTGAGTACCATGGTCTCCTCTAGCTAATCTGTATAAATAACAATACTTTTTCTTTTCCATGGTTTATTTCCTCACTGATCAAATACTTATTTAAATATTACTTCTGCTTTAAGTTAACTAAAATTAATCCTTCTTTTTCTTAATTATTTTAATTACCTCTTTTAAAACCTTTACAGGATTATCACTTTTAGCTTCCTTTGCTGCTCTATTATATATTGCTTCTTGAACACCTTTACTATTTATTCCAGATCTATTTATATACGCCAAAATATCATCCTTTGTAAATTGTCGAATCGTTTCTAATGTTATCCCTTTTGTCTTAACAGCTCTTCTGGGAGAAAACGCCGACTTTTTTCTCGCAACTTTATAATCGGATTTTTCCATTAATGTTTCTAATTGTTGCTGTCGCTTTGTTTTTTTGGCTCCTAATAGTTTTTCACTTAATTTGTCAATAACTTTAGTTGACATTTCAAAATCTTCATCTAAACTTGTTGTTGACTTAATATCATCGATTTCTCCTTTTTTTTCAGCTAACTTTCTTCTAATTCTTTCATCGATTGATAAATCTGAATCATCAACAGTTGTTTTAACTGCCCTCTCTTTTAGAATTTTAGCTTTAGCTCTTGCATCATCATCTACAACTTTAGCTTCAGAAACAACAAAATCTGTAACTTCTATTGAATCTTGCCAAGGAGAAACTACATTTCCATCTGACATAACATCTAATCGGGCATTTACAACTTCGCCTTCTTTTAATTTTCTATGTAAGACTTTTCTTAATGCGGGCAATTCAACAGTAATTAATTGGTCTGAAACTTTGGCAGGAAATCCATATTCTATTTCATCTAAAATAATCCTGAATTTTGAGGTTATACTATCAGGAGTTGCCCCTCCAATTTCAACTTCAAATGTGATCTCCTTATCCTGATTGCTATTAATCTTTAACATTGCTTATTCTCCCGCTGTTTTTTAGTGTTACTTTAATTTTTGATAAAAGAATATTCTTTGACTCAATCTCTACTTTTTTAACTCTAGTAAATAAACCAGCTTTTGTATTTCTATCAACACCAACACCAGGAACTGCACCGCCTCCACCAACTCCTGGTCCACCTCCGCAACAATCTCTGAACATCCCCATAGTTGCTATTGATACCATATATATTCCTCTTAAACAGATACTTGACGCCAATAAGAAAATTGACCACACTGTGTTCCGTCAGCTTGAATTAGATAAGTTTCAATTACATCATTATCTGTACCAACTGAACCTGCATTAGAATAGATTCTAACTCTTGCTGTAACCATATTTCCATGTTCATCATATACAGGATTATCAATATAGAAATTATGATGAACAAGACCAAGAGTTCTAATGACACTTTGATAAATAGAGCTCAAATCATTATCATAAACCTGAACATCATCATTTTTTCCCCAAGGAAAATATATTGGATGAACTAAATTTATATACCAAGTTCCATTAATATTTGGTGTAAAAGTATATTTATAATTTCCATTTCCTAATTCACTAAATGACCCAGATACTAAATTTGTAACATCTGTTCCTGACGGATTATAAACATATATTGTAAATTCTGACGAGTCAATCCCAGATATTAAGTTTCCATTTTTATCAGATACAGTAAAATGTTCATCTACTGGTTTATTGATTACTCCAAAAACCATTTCCATTCTCCTTTAGTGGTCTGCAATAATATCATCTATAGTTTGCCCAGGTAACAAAATAGTATGACATCTATACATTTCTAATGAACCATAACCTTTACTTACATTATCACTTTCTGGAGTAAAAATTCTGGCTCTAATATACCAACCTGGAGGAATTGGATCAACAGACGCACCCTCAGCATTTAGTTCATCGCCCATTGGGCATGTTCCAAACATTCTATGATAACTGACATAAACTTGATAAGTAACTATATTATTTCCTGAATAAGAAAACATCCTATCGTCATTTTTTAATCCTAATGCAGAGGCTGGTATATTTCCTGCTGGATTTGGATAATAATTATTTGGCGGAACTGCAATTTCAAATCTAGCAAAGCAACCCCAAGGTGCATCAAAGAAATACATTGTTCCATCTTTTAAATATACTGGACAATGAAACTTCATTAAAATTTGTTTACACTTAAACCCTGGAGGAACATCTGAACCATAATACATGTTTGTTGTCGAATCAGAAAAATCCCAAGATAATTCCTGACCATGACAAATATTAGTATCTGAATCTCCTCTCATTGTAAAGTAAGTCATTGTATTTAATGGTCTTGTGTCGGCTCTGATAATTGGTCTTCCATCCGGCATTCTAGGAGTAGGATCTACATCTGGTAAAGGTTCGCCATTATGTTGTGCAACGATTATAGATAATGTACTAGAATCGTCATTTGACAAAACTGATTTAAACCATATATCACAATGAGTAGTTGTTGTATTTATATATTCTAAAGCAGTTTTTATTGACGATGTAGTTATTTCTCTAGTTAATCTACTAGGATCAACTTTATTATTTAAAAACTCACTTAAAGAAAAAGTATATTTTTCAGCCATAGCTGATATTCCTCCAAATTATTATGGTACTCTCCAAAACTCAAATCTTGCTCGTCTAATATAAACAGTATTTCCAGCTGTTTCATTTGAATAATCCATATCGAAATTATATGTTGTAGCAGGTGACAATCTTAAATAGATAAATCCGCTATTAGGAAAGTATGAAGTTGCGTCTTGAGGTTCGATATTAACTAGCGCTAAATCAGTAACATCATTTTGTTGAATTCTAAACTGTACGTCAGAATTTGTTGTACTACATCTAATTTCTGAATACCATGCTAATCTATATGTTCCATCTATCAAGCCACTTACCGTGTGTCTTAATTTTTGTTGCCATGTAGTACTAGTTGTTGTACTTTCTCCATCACTTGAAGATTGTGAGAAATAAGTACCAAAAACCTGTTGTTGCCATGAGTTTCCATCATAATTTTCTAAACCTGAAATTGTACTATTAAATCTAATCATACCAGTAGATGGCGTTCCAGGTCTTTGTACAGTTGTTCCTATTGGTGGTTGGAACCATTGTGAATCCAAACTAGCAACTGTTGTGCCATTAATATCCCATTTAAAACCAGTTGTTGCTCCAGCTACTGGCCCCCTAGAACCAAATCTATTATCATATTGTGGAGAAGTTAATGTTCCAGAACCAATAGTTTGAAATGCAATATATGGAGGATCATCATCTTCGTCAATAATTCTAATATTAGGAGTATTTTGGTCATAATGATATAAAATCCAACCAGAAATTCCTGTAGATGATCTCTTAAAATAACATCTCATACCTTCAAATGTAGTATCACCATCTACTTGAATATATAATGATGCATTATTTGCTTGCAAAGAATCTGGTGTTGCCCCCCCTGTATATATCGTTTGTCTATTCGCTAGTGTAGTGCCTGTAATTATTGCTCTTTTATTTGTAGTATCCCAAGTAAATTCAGAATCCCCGCCAAATTCTCCGTTCTCATTGAATTGAACACTAGTTTGTGGAGGGCCTGGAACTCTAGATGTTCCTGATGTTCCTGAACTTCCACTAGTTCCTGAAGATCCAGAAGTTCCAGATGTACCATTTACCCCCGATGTTCCTGAACTTCCGCTACTTCCACTAGTTCCAGAAGTTCCTGATGTTCCAGACTGACCAGAAGACCCCGAAGTTCCAGACGAACCTGAAGTTCCACTTGAACCTGCTGGACCAGGTTCGTTAATCCATTTACTTATATTTTCATTGTATCTTAAAATATGACCACTTTCGGGGTTATTTACTTCAAATATAACTCTTGAGATTCCATCAGTTCTTGCATATTGTAAATGTTGATCTTCATTAAGTGCACTCAAGTCTCCATGCGAAATAGAACCTTCAGTACTTGTAATAGGGTTTCCATATTCATCTTTAACAGTAATCCACCCATTGTCAATAGCATTTTGAACATCAAAAGATTTTCTAATTTCTTCTTGGTTATATTCCTGCTCTAAATCATAATCAGTAGTTGGATGAGGATATTCACGCTCACCCAAATCTGAAAAAACAACAGGATTTTGAACCCCGGTAGTAGTGATAAGAAATGCCATTTAGATTCTTCTCCTAAATAACACATAAATTAGAGGCCTATTAATATTAGTTCCCGAGCAATAGAACTGAACTCTATCTCCAGCATTAAAATCAACATTGACTGTATAATCATATGCAGATTTTGCTGCAACCATTGTTAAAGACGCTACAACTGTAGGTGAATCATTCTTACGAATCTGCCCAGTCCAAGTTTGATTTGCTTGCCCACTTAATGTAATCCCAACTAGTGTACAATTATAAGGTAAAGTATAACCATTTAAATTCGATGGCACTGAGTCGTAAATATATAGATATTGATTTGTAACATTTGTAGTATTTCTTGATGCACCAAAATCAATTAATGCTACACCAAGAGTTTTTCCTCTAACAACATCTTCATAAACAACTTCATTTACAGTAGGATTATAATAAACACCATCAGCACTTGTTCCTGATGTTCCTGAACTACCAGAAGTTCCATCAATACCTGATGTACCACTTGTACCACTTGTTCCAGATGTTCCACTTGATCCTGATGACCCACTTGTTCCTGAACTACCTGATGTACCTGATGAACCACTAGAACCTGATGTACCTGATGAACCAGAAGTTCCGCTTGATCCTGAACTTCCCGATGTTCCTGATGTACCAGAAGACCCACTTGTTCCATCAATACCAGAAGTTCCTGATGTACCACTACTTCCTGAAGTACCAGATATTCCGCTACTTCCTGAAGTACCAGAAGTTCCTGATGTACCACTACTTCCTGAAGTACCAGATATTCCGCTACTTCCTGAAGTACCAGAAGATCCACTTGTTCCATCAATACCAGAAGTTCCACTAGAACCAGAAGTTCCTGAAGTTCCGCTTGATCCAGAAGTTCCTGAGCTTCCTGATGTACCAGCAGCACCAACAAAAATAGGAGTGGTTAAATAAGAGGCATGAATAACACCTTCAAAATACAAGGTAACATCATTACTTGAAGTTGAGTCAGCATAAATTTTTAATCTAAGCCTATCTGTTGAATCCATATCTTCATTTAGAGGCTGAATAACATCCCACTCAATAACTTCAGGTGAAGTATTACTAAAAAACGGAGATTCTCCAGAAACAATTAAAGTCTCTACGTTTAATTGATTTAATTTATAAATCTCAAATTTTAATTTTGCAGAGGCAGTATTAACTGCTCCATAGAATTTAGCTGTCCAAACACCTGCAGGCATTATTTCAATACCTGGATCCCCTGCAGTTGTATCCCATGTTGAAATTAAAGTTTCGCCGCTAACATTTGATATAGTAATTGTATTTTCTGGAAGTTCTCCTGGATTTCTTGCTAACAAATAATTACTTGCTGCAGTTTCATCGTGTAAATAATAAATTGAACCTCTTGGTGTTGCACCTGAAGTACCAGATGTTCCGCTTGACCCTGATGTTCCACTAGTTCCGCTTGAACCTGAACTACCTGATGTACCTGATGAACCAGAAGTTCCTGATGTACCAGCTACGCTATCAACATTAATCCATTTACCACTTACTGAATTATATTCTAAAACTTGTTGATTAGTAGGATTATTAACATCAAATATTACTCTTGATGTTCCATCAGTTTTTGAATACTGTAAATGATCATCTTCTTCTAAACCTGATAAACCGCCATGTGCTACAGCGCCTGTTACTTTTAAAATAGGATTATTGAACTCATCAACTACAGTAATATAGTTATTATCAATAGCAAATTGAACATCGCGAGATGCCCGTATTTCCTCTGGTTTATATTCTTGTTCAAGATCATAGTTAATAGTTGGATGTGGGTACTCTCTTCTACCTAAATCTTCAAACACTACTGGATTTTGTATTCCGGTTGTAGTAAATATGAAAGCCATAATTAAAATCTCCTCCTGAAGAATAGAGTAACATGTGGATAATCTATTGAAGTACCATTACAATAGACTTGAACTCTATCTCCAGCATTAAAGTCTAAATTTTTTGTATTATCATAATTTGTATATTGATTAGTTATAGTTAGTGAATCTAATACTGTTGCAACTCCATTTTTTCTTACTTCTGCAGTCCATGTCTGTGTATTTAAGTTTCCCGACATTGACATAGCAACTAATGTTGAATCCCAAGGAAGAACAAAACCATTTAAGTTCCAAGGAGTACTTCCTTCACCAGATAAATAAAGATTAGTTACTGCATTTGAATTTCTTCCTGCGTCCTGTTGAATAATTGCTGCACCTAAGTTCTTTCCCCTAACTGGATCAGTAAAGTATAAATCTCCTGAAGTACTATCAATATAAATGTTAGGAGTTATTCCTGATGTTCCAGACGAACCAGATGTTCCTGAACTGCCTGATGAACCTGATGAACCTGACGTACCACTTGTTCCAGAAGATCCAGATGATCCTGAAATGCCACTGGTACCGGATGAACCTGACGAACCACTTGTTCCCGAACTACCGCTAGTTCCTGAAGTACCCGAGGTACCAGACGATCCAGACGTTCCTGAGATTCCTGATGTCCCACTACTTCCGCTAGATCCTGAATTGCCTGACGTACCAGAAGTACCAGAAGTTCCAGACGATCCTGAAGTTCCATCATTTCCGCTTACCCCCGATGTACCAGAAGTACCGCTGGATCCAGAACTTCCTGAAGTTCCGCTAGTACCAGATGTACCTTCAATGAATAAATCCCAATATGACTGCCAACTACTTCCTATGCTTGGTTCTGTTGTTGAATCTGCACAATGATCTTGTATACAAACATATACATCGCCATTATTCTGTACTAAATCATTTACTACATAACATGATCCATCAGTCCATGCTCCTTGCCAACTAAATGGTGAGCCATCAGACTGAATAATAGTATCTCTTAGCATTAAATAGCTCCTTTACATTCTTTCAAAAAAATGCAGATCAATGCAGGAATCCCATGATTTATATTTTGTTCTAAATTTCTAAATGTATTAAATCGTTGTAACTTGTTAGTTCCTTTTGTGACTTCTCTGGGCAGCTAGCTGGACAGAGAAGTCACTTAACTAATCCGCCTTTCTTCATTTGCTCAATAACCATATCAGGAGTAATTTTTTTAGTACATTCAAATTGTCTATCTGTATCTTTATGTCTAGGGCACCACATCCATTGCCCACGATCAAAGTTATTATTAACATCATTAAAACACCCATGACACACATCTTCATTGATAACTCTTATAATATTAGATTTAAATTCTGCAGTACGTTTACTAAATCCTGAAATCATAACTACAGGTTTTCTTAGTGCCCAAGATAACCAAGCTGGTCCAGCACTAACTCCCATAAAGAATTCCGAATGGTAAATATTATTCATAGTTTCTTGAATTGTTAAACCAGTTTTATTAATAATATTTTTTAATGAAGTTTGTTCCCTACTAATAACCATAACTTTATACCCGTTAGAACTTAACCAATCTATTATTTTTTGCCATCCATCGGGATAGTTCCAAAATTTACATTGAAATGTCGAAAATTCAGATATAGTAACATACTTTTCTTCAATTGGCCTTTCTTTAGGAACAAAATCAATATCAGTAATTATCTCTTTATATTCAATTCCTAATGTATCTGCAGCAACTTTCTGTAGCGGAACAGTTCTCCAATCTACTTTATTTTTCCATATGTTTCCTTCATAACACCCGATTGTATATGATGCATACAAGTTACTAATAGGAGTTCCTGGTTTTACAAATTCAAGGTTAGAATATGTTGGGTGTTTTTCGAACAAGGTATTCCAAAATGTTGATACTATAACTTTACACTCATTTTTCTTTCTAAACTCTTCTACATATGGTATCCAGGCAATAGTATCGCCGAGTGACCTAGAATCAAAACTAATTAAAACTTTTTTTCCTTTTGCATCATATTTATGTTTATACTCCAATTTTCCATTTCGTTTTATAGTAATAGTATAATTTGTGAAATACTTTCTGTGAGGTCTAGTCCAATTATTTATTCTCAATGTTGTTTGATGAACACTAGAATTATTATCTAAATCTAAAACATCAACAAGATAGAAACTTGGATCATCATTATCTCCTCTAATTTCTATAAATGGTCCATCAACAAAATGTGTTATATAAGTTGGTCTGCTTCTTAAAGGTTCTCTTACTTTTGTTGAAATACATTTAATTTCTTCGCCATAACCATTATCATTTAAATCACAGAATTCCACTTTTAACCCCAAACGAGACAATAACCATCTTAAACTCCCAATATTAAAACCACAAAAATGAGTATTACCGGGATGTGATTGACTACCAAATATTCTGTGAATCTCAAACCACTTTTGTTCATCATTTGCATTTAACCATATTTTAACTTCTCTCTCTAAATTGGGAACCCTAATTTCAAGTTTCCCTCCAACTTTTAACACTCGTTTCCACTCTTCAATTACTTCATAAACATCATTTATTCCAACATGTTCAAAAATATGTGATGCATAAATTTCACTAACACTTTCTGTTTTAAAAGGTAGTATTTTAAAGTCTGAACAAAGATCTACTTGACCTGTGTTGTTAAAACGATCAATATTAATATAACCAGGGCGAATGTCATTACCGCATCCCAAGTTGAGTTTAATTTCTTTAGCTAGTGGTATTGTTTCAGGAACAACATAAGTTGTTTTCTTAACCAAATCATCAATAATTTCTTTAGCTTTTAATGCAGCATTATCCCAAGAGTAAGCTTCACGGATATATTTAGAAAGTTTAACAGCTCGGTCTCTTAGATGACTTTCTTTTGCAGTTATCATTATTTTTGCAAGATGGTCAAAATCTGGTTCCCCCCAGACTCCAATATCAAAATTATCTCCAAGCATAAATACTTTTTCAGGTTTCTTAAAAGTAGGAACATCAACAAGCAGAGAGATTCCATCCGCAAATTCTAGTTGGCCACTCCAGTTTGAACATATTGTAGGAATGCCACAAGCTATAGCTTCTATTAATGGTAGATTCCATCCTTCAGATCTTGCACAACTAACAAAGCAATCCCCAACTTGCAACCATTTTGTATATTCATCATCAGATGGAAAATGTAATACTTTAATATTTGGATGCTCTAATCCATAATGCTTTAGTCTTTCTTCCGTAGAACTCATGTTATCAACAGGAAATGGATTATCAGCAGACAAAACTAAATACGATAATTCATCATCTTTGAATGTATTATAGAATGTTCTAACAATTTCAGTAACAGATTTTCTATAATCCCACCTTCCAAAGAATAGATAAATAAATGCATTTATTGGAATGTTATATTTTTTGCATAATTCTGATCTTGCGAAATTGCGGTCATTACCAAGTAAAGGATAAAATCTTTTTCCATCAACTCCTTCTGGAACTACTTTAACTCTATCTTCTGGGTATCCTTGTTCAATTGTACAACGACGTTGCCATTCTGTGGGGCACCAGAACTGATCATATTGTAAAATTCTATTAAAAAATTCTGGAATTTGTTTTGTTGCTTCCCAAACATTATATGCAACTTTGGGAGAATCGTAGTTATCATAGAAAAAATAATGATGACTTTCATTGAGAACAAGATTAACATAAGTGGTATCAGAATCTTTAATAAACGGAGTTCCTATTTTAAATGGATAGTCATTCCATTTTTGTTCAATTATCATATCACGTTGAACTTGACTTAGATAAGATAAATCAGGAGTATAAGTATAGTTTCTTATTCTTGTTGGATAGTGTTTGTTAAGGTGGGTAAAAAAATTTCTAGAATGATTGTTGTAACCTGTAAAACCTAAAAACGATGTGTGGCCAACTATTCCAATTTTCATAATATCAAACCTTTCGCAAATTATTTTAAAATTTGTTCTAATTTATCATTTGATTTCATCGGTATTTGACGACGAGCTTTAAACCATCCTCTCCATGCAAATAGTACTACGGACCAATACATACAAAATACTTTCCATTCAGGAACTTTTAGAACTCTCAAAGCTTCTCTAAATATTTTATCACAAGTTAATTTTGGATATAAACCTTCTCTATAACAATAATCATGAACTACAGCTGCTTTTCCATGCTCATCAACAGGAGAAATTATTGGCCAAAATATTCGAGGGACACTAGCAAAATCAGTTTCGAAACCAACTGGTACATAAATAATAATTTCGCTAGGATATTTACCAACATGATATTCAAATGGATTATAAACTCTCCATCTATTAGGGCCTATTAGTTCTCCGACAAATGGTTGTGTGAATTGACTCATAATGATGGATTGCAAGTGGATACTGGTTTATTTGCAGATAAAACTAAATCTCTTAAAGAATTGATCATAGTTCTATCTTTTTCAATAATTCCTTTATAATAAGCTCTAACTGACTCATCTGTTGATTTCGTATCTGTGGCTTGTTCAACCCCAATACTGAATGTCATATTGTAATTATGATTTATGCACATATTAAACCATCGAACTAACATAGTTTCGCCATTAGGTAAAAGAATATCATTTATAACCTCTTTATATTTTTCATCATCTCGTTCCGCACAAATTTTCACCAAGCCATGTATTTGTTTAACAATTTCTCTATTATTTTCTGGAATAAAATCTAACCAGCATTTTTCTAAAATTTCTTCTTCACTTTTAAATCCAAGAACTCTCGCCAAATTATAATTGCACAACTTTATATTTAACTTTTCGTCTAAAATAACTACGAATAAATTAGAATAATTTAACATATCCCAAATAGCTTTTTTGAGAGATAAAGATTCATTTTTATATTTATCAAGTTGTTCTCTTAATTCGTTTATTTCTTTTTGAATATTTTCTACCATATTTTTCCCCACTCCTTTTAATTATTTTTACTAATTTATAATTTGAACACCTAGTTTAAGTGCAACCTTCTGTAAAATCTTTAATATCTCATTTGTTTTATCATTATGTGAAAAAACGAAGTAAACAAGAGTTAAAACACTTATAATTATACTACCCATACCTATATAAGCACCGTAAATATGGTTCTTTAAAGAAGAATGTGACTTTGTATTATCTATAGTCATTTGAATACTTGAATCTTTAAGTTCATTTAATTTTTCACTTAAGTTCTCTTCCAATCCAGAACAAGTATCTTGTATTTCATTATGACTAATTTTTGCATCGGAGGACCACCTTTCAATTCTATCAGCCATTAAATTAACTCTATCACAAATTTGATTTTGCTTTGAAGCTAAAGTATCTTGTTTCTCGAAAATTTTTTGTTGGTTTTCAATTAGTTGTTTTTGTTGTTCTGCTAAAGTTGAATTTAAAGTGATCATATTTTTGTAACTTTCCATAAGCAAATAAAGGTCTTCTTTACTAAGGCCTTTTACATCATCCATATATTACCTCTTAAATTAAACTATATATATTAATTATTGACATTATCTTCAGGTATCAACTATAATTTTTGGTCTACTATTCTTTAAAATCGATAAGTTTTGTGATTTACTACCATTCTTACTTTTTCCAATTTTTATTTGGTTGCTCTAAATTTTTATTTACTGTATAATCCAAAGTTATTTCATCGCCCGAATTTATATCCTTTAATGCATAAACTCTATAGCATCCATCACTACCCTTTTTTGAAATTGCATTCGGATTGGTAGAATGATTTAATTTCCTTCCGAATTTTGTAACTTGAAGATCTCCATTTGATAAGCGAATGATGTGCTTATTAATAAATTCCCCTTTTTTAAAATCTCTTTTTGAAAACGCTCCAAGCCCATGTATTGATGATTTTCTAATTTCAAAGTTATCTTCTAAAGAATCATCATTTAATAGCTGCTCTATTTGTAGGTCTATTGTTTTCATCATATATTTGTTCTAAAAAGAAAGGGGAAAACCATGAACTTGCTTTCATGTAATGGGTGTGGTACAGATATTATTTTCACGTGACTTCATTTTATCTTACCTTTAAAACTATATGGGGGGAGGCAGAAAAGTAATGGCATCAATCCAGGCTTCTTTTTCAGTTGGAAAGAAATTAGTTATCAGAAACTATAAGAAAGTTCCAGATTATTGGACTGAAAAAATGAAAAAATATATGGGAAAGGAAGTAACAGTTAAATCAATTGGGCTGAACTCAAAAACTTCTATACCTAAATTTATTAAAATCGAGGAAGACCAGAAAGAAGTTCCAGGTGGGTGGCAATGGTCTCCTTACAACTTTATTGAAAGATGAGAACTAAAGATATCTGTAAAGGGTGCAATTTCCAATGCACCCTTAAATTTTTAATGACTAAGGATATAGAAAAATTATTCCCTTGTTATAAGTATATTGTAAAAATGAGATATAGTAAGTTATATCAAATCAGAAGAGATGCATTTAATGAAACTCAAAAAAATACATAAAGGAAATTGAAAAATGAAAAAATTGCTATAATCATTTTGGTATTAATCTGTTACCTGGTACCAATAATAACTTATTACTAAAAGGAGGTTATTGATGTTCGAAATTCAAGATTATATCAAAAGTGTAGAAGTTAATTGGTGGGTGTTGGAAAAGCTGAAGGACAATTTTGGCGATCGTTTGGGAACTATAATTAAGTTCAATCTGAAGGAATACCCGAACAAAGATATTTCTGGATTCAAAGTTAGAGAGTGGTTTAAGCACATTCTGGCTTTAGTTGGGTACCCATACTATCATATTCAGAATCTCGGGTATAATGAAATGGCGGAATGCTGGGTGACATTGATGACTCCAACAGAACTTCATATTCGTCATAAATATTGGTCGTATAAGAAGGCCATCATGATCGTTCGCCTTCTTAAAGAATTTTGTGAGGGAGCAGGAATTCCATATTCAAAGTTTGAACAAGCTAGGTAAATCAAACTAGGGGGGAAGGTCGCCAAGACTTCCCCTAAGGAGAATTATTTTTTGCTTTAAATACCTTGTTTTTTATATATATTAATGCTTGATATTAGAAACCAATAACTTATTATGAAAGGAGATTGTCATGATTATCTACGTCGGGGCATTTTTTGGGTTCATGGTTGCTGTAGCGTTGGGCCTTTACTTCACTGGCAGGAAGCGGCCGAAAGGCTGCAAATGCACAGGCGCTTATAACAACCTGTGGGTGGACATTTCGCCAGAGTGCCCACTCCATCGACATCATCTGGAAAGTGACCTGTTAAAATAAAAACTTGGGGAGGTCTACACGACTCCCCATCTCAAAAAAGGAGAAGAATATGCTACCTTTCATGATTATTTTGTGTCCTTCTCTTGTGCTTGCATGTTTTGCTTTAATGTTTCTTGTATCTTTACTTAAAACCAAAGTGGGATTAGGTATTATATTGTTCATATTTTTAGCATCTTTTTTTGTATAGAGGAGTAGAGGAGTAGAGGAGTTCAGGATCAGATCAGAATAGATTAATTCATATGTACCGTTTGGTATTCCTTTTTTGATTAAAAATCAATCAATTTTCCCTATAGAAAATCTAACGATTTTTTTAGAAAGGAGAAAATATTGAGTATAATTGAAAATTACAAGAGGTGTGAAGGATGCAATTGTTTTGTAAGAAATGATATTGACAAAAGAATTTGTATTCTAATTAGAAGAAGTTATTATAAATATATATCAGAAAAGTGTCCATGCCAAACATGTCTTGTTAAAATAACCTGTCTACATCATTTAATTGATAGAATCAGTATGGATAAAAATTTTTGTGAAAAACTATACAAATATTTTCACAGTATTTTTAAATATGGTATAGTAGTTAGAAAAGATGGAAGAAGAAAAGATTTCATTGTTAGAAAAAAGGTGAAGAAAAGATTTAAATTAAAGGAGATTAACTCATGAAAATTTTAATAATTTTAATTCTACTTTTACATCAGTAGTTTATAGTGCAGAAGTAATTCTTTCTATAAAACATAAAATATTCCTATTTATATTAAACCAGATACAAAAAGCAAGATAATAATGAGATTAGAACCAGGTCTTATATTAAAAGCAACAGATATGAATAGGGAAACTCGACTTATCTATTATCAAGTATTATTACCAAATGGAAAACTAGGATAGGTGCGCGAAACTCATTTTACTAATAATGAAGAAACCCCAAGATGACTAGTTCTATTTAATCAAGCGCGAAAGCATGGAGTATCTTCCATAAAATAAAAAAGGGTCTCTATCGACTCCTTTTTTTCTTAATAAAGTCTTTCTAAAGATGCAGAAATGAGCATTTCTTTAATTGATTTCCCCTTATAATCAACAATTAACTTAACCATATCTTTCCAATCTTCAGGATTACCAACTCTAGCATCTATAGCAGCTTTAACTGATCTAAAAGTCACATTAATCTTGGGGTCATTAATATGTAACAATTTTATGTAATTAAAAACTTCTAATTTAACTTCATAAGGAACTTGAGGAGCAACAAATTTCAAAAGCTTTTCCAATGCATCTATTATTTCTTTAGCATTAAAAGATACTTCTACTACAGGAGATCTACTTCTTAAAGCTAAATCTATATCTTCCTTTTTCTTATTGGTAATCATTATAATTTGGCCAGTAAATTCAAATTTAGAAGGAGCGTCGCTTCTTTCCTGTGTTTGAGTTGTCAATATCTTTTCTGGAGATAATGAAACTATTCTTTTTCCATAAGAATCAGTAACGGCTTTCATTAAATTAATAACATCTTCATTTTGTAAAGGAGTATCAAAATCATCAAGAACCAATAACTTATTTCTATAATCATACAAGAGTTGATATATTGCATTAATACCAAGAGCGGATCCCTTTTCAATTTTATAATCCTTACCAGGACTTTTTCCTTCAAAATGTAACGTTCTTCTAACCATATAAGTTTTAGACATACCAGGAGGACCACATAATATCAATGAATTAATTCGTTTATCCAAAACTAATTTTATATAATTTTCAAGTCTATTAAACATTTCAAAACCAGATTCATTTTTCGCTTGACCTTGAAACAACTCTTTATTTAAATCAGATTCAATTTTGGTATTAACATAATATTCTTCAGTCGCATATTTAACAGTTTTAAAATAATACCAAGCAATTAGTATTAGAGAAGTAACTGTTACAATACCACTAATAATTGGAACAACTTTAAGAACAAAAAAATCGCCAGTTCTGGCCCAAAAGTCTTCTTTTATTATATCTAAATTTTCTCTAATTCTTTTAGCCGGAACCCGAAACTTACTTTTACTAATAAAATCGCCAACAAACTTGATAAAGCCATTAAGATCAAAATCGTCTTTAAATTCAAAGAACATAGCAGGACGAAGAGTAATGTCATATACTATAAACACTATAGGATTAGAAAATGTTTCGTCTTTAGATCCAAAAGCTACCATCTTATTTGGTTTTCTACCATCATTTAAAAAGTATTTTTGTAAAAATAATTTACCGTAACTGTTAAAAACTTCACTATCAATAGATGGATGTTTCTTAATTGACTTAATTCCAGGTACTTTTTGGTTTTGAAAATTAGTGGCTATAGTTTTAAGATCCATTTTTTTAATCCCTTTTACATAATGAAAAATATTTATATTTTGTTCTTGTTTTTATACATATCAATATCTGATAAGATGCTAACTATTTTTAAAGGATAGAAAGGAACTATAATGACCAAACAAGAAATCCTAATGTCTTTAACTACAGATGAAATCCTTTATGTATATTCGGGCAAAGCAAATAAATGCTGTTGTGGTTGTAGTGGTAACTACAGATACAATTCAAAACATATAGAATTAGGAACTAGAGATAGAGGATATAAAATTAGTCAAGATGAAGTAAATGATAAACAAGTATCAAAAGTATTAGACATAATAAAAAAGAATTCTAGCTTATTAGAAAAAGACTTAGAAGATAATCTGTTTTCAGTAATAGTTGATAACCGCTTATATATGGCGAAAACTATATATATTCATAACTGAATTAAGAACTTAACTTATTATTAAAAGATCAACTAGGAGGAGGGTATATGAAGTTGTACTCCAATTTATTTAAAATGTTGGCATTCTTTACAATTCTTACTATGTGGGGAATAATGTTCGCATTGTAAACTTTTAAGGAGGTCTCCACGACTCCTTTTTTTGTTTCAAAACCAAATTTTAGTTCTGCTAAAAATCTGGGATGCTTTCTAAAAGCGGTTACCGAATTTAGTTGGGATTTTAGTGGGGTGGATTTGGGATAAGATCTTGGGGTAAGATTTTGGGATAAGATCTTGGGGTAAGATCTTGGGTAAGTATTTGTATTCATTCTTAGTAAGATAAATGCAAAATCTTTTTTGAATTGAAAAATAGAACTTATCCACATCTTCAATATAAACCAGAAACCGAGAACGTACCTATCGCATGTCTTTTCCGGATATGAGCGCTTTCTTATAGAGCTTCTCAAAAGTAGTCTCTATTCTATATTAATGATCCCCCTCCCAAAAAGCGCTCATAAAGAGGGCATTATATATCAAAGAGGAGACAAAGGGGAGAGTATAGGGGGAGAGTATAGGGGGAGAGTATAGGGGGTAGAGTATAGGGGGAGAGTATAGGGGATTAAAGAGG